TTAACACCGTTGTAAGTGAAACCATTAACCAATCCACCTGAGTAGTGAAGAGCTGTATTCACCCCTGTAAGAGTGGCCGCGCCAGTGTAAGTGTAATAACCAACCCCACTTCCAGCGCCACTACCAGTGAGTATACCTGTAGCAGTAATATTAACAATTTGTCCACTTACAAAAGAAACAATAGTACCAGAAGTAGAAGCACTTACCGTGTAATCAGGGTCACGGTAGAAATCATTACGGATAATTTTAACTGAGTCAACGATGCCACCACTGTTATTATCTTCGCTAAGCGTAGCGTCCATGTCCACAAGAATTGCCGGGACCTGACCACCCTGCACAAAGAGAGTGTTTGCAGTTGCGTTACCAACAATCTGAGTAGTGACGCGTACCGAATCGTAAAGAGGACGGTCTACAAAAACGGGCTGCTTATTTGAGGAACTCGAGGACATTTACTTACTCAAACTTTTATTTTCAATTATAAACGAATTAAGCACCCATGTAAGATCTTAAGTTACCAAAAGGTGTGTCTGGTAATTTAGGCATTAAAGCTTCTGGATTATTTTGCAAAGCTAAAAAAGTTTGAAACGAAGTTCCGTCCTCATCTTCTTTCCTTGGTTGAAACTTCCAGCGTTTACGATTGACATAATCTGTTCGCAACTGTGGATAAAGTTGATAATCACTTAACCCAGCAGAGTAAATATCTCCGGGCAAGTAATCGTTACTATCAATGTATTCAGAAAACCTAGCCATTCACTTAAAAAGGAGTAAGTGTTCCCAAAAAATTAGGCAATTGGAAACCGGATAACGAAGGAATTATTTGTTCCATTATGGATTTTTTAAACGAATCTTTAAGGTTATCTACCAACGTTTTTTTGTCGTCAAAATCTGGTTTTGACTGTAAACCTAAAGAAGAAGAAAGTATGTCGGTTACAGATCTTTGATCTATATTCGGACTAGCAACGGCTGTTACTGCTGTTTGTGGTTGATCCAGAAAACCTAGCTGTCCATAAATTTGACGAGCTGCTTCTTGTCTTTGTTTGGTTTTGGGAACTCCTGCCCTTTCGTAATCAACCAAAAAACGACGGGCTGATTCTTCTGGAGAAACTGCTCCTCTTAAAGATTCAGCCGCTCTTTTTTCGGGTCCACCTAGTTCATATAAAAGAAAATCAGCTTGAAGATTCGGATCACCTGGATCCATTTTTTTTTGTTTTGCAAAATTGATTAAATTTTGCTGTCGTCCACCAGTCCACTGACCAAATCCAAACCCTCCTTTGCCTAAGGGTGCGCCAACAATACCCCCTTCATTGACGCGAGGATTAAATCCTGATTCGAGTTGAAAATTGCCAAGAACACCAGCAATCTGTCCTTTAGTATATCCAGCTTCTTTTAGACGCTTTGCAACAACAGCAGCGTTAGAATTTAGTGACATTTTTAATTGTTCCTTATTCTCCTACCCAATTTGAATCTGCCTTAAGACCGGGGACAAATACTGCTTGTAGAGCTACGATCAAACTCAGTTTCGCAGTAAGGCGACGGACAAAATTACGGCAGAGAATCATTAGGATAAAGCAGCTACACTGGCCCCCGGCGACTAAAAGTCTTGTGTCCAGTTGGTGGTCTTACCCACAGGTGTGGTGCCAAGTAACCTTAGTTTATCAAAGGGTTATTTTATGCGGCTTTCAAACGCTTTTTTGAGAAGCGCAAGCTGAGTTTGACTGAGCTCTTCTTGACTAAGAAACTTACGTGGATCGGTGAACATCTCTGTTGCACCAGGGATTGGGGTGGATTTAGCAAAGACTTCAGAAGCACCGAATTGAGGAACTGTTGGAGTTGGAATATCAGTAAGCGGAGTCTGGGTTTGGAAACCAGCCATTGCCCCTGGTACTTGATTCATTTTGTTGGCATACTGCATGTCACCAGTCTGTGCTTGGAATTGTCCCAGTGGACTTTGGGACATAACAGCAGAGGTGGCTTGTGTGTACCCAAGCTGACCTGGCTTTAGTTTCTGTGCTAACTGCGGGTTTGTAGTGGCCCAGATCTCAAGACCAATCTTTTCTTTGTCTTCTGGACTAGCAGTGTTATATGCTTTTGTTAATTCAGCAACACGATACTTTTTAAACAGAGGATCTTGCTCTGTCATTTGAGCAACGCGGGAACGTTCTTGAGCTTGAGCACGTTCTGCTGGTGTGTCCACTGATGCAAAGGTGTTAGCCTGTTGACCCGGAAATCCCGCTCCTGGACGAAAAGCTTCGGCTGCTGCACCTGCGGCAAGTTCTGACTCACGATAACCAGGGGGTAAATTGCCGATCGAAGGTTTTTTCCCTTTCCCCAAGTTGGCACCCATGGAGCCTAAAAGACTCATTCTTGCAGTGCTCTCTGGATTAGCAATACCCGCTTGAATATACCTTGGGGCTTCAAATACACCACCTAATACACTTGAAAGTGCTCCTAAAAGTGGATTCATCGGTAGTTCTCCGCTAAGAAAATATTAGAGCCAACAGATACGTCAGCAGGTCCAGGCATGGCCTGAATGAATTCAGCACCTGAGCGTTCGTAACGATAACGAGCCTGGAAAGGATCTTTGTAATTAGGAACGTAAAGAATGTGGGCAAGTCGATTTGTCTCATAAAGATAAATCTCGTCCCACGTTTTTAATGCTTCCTTGGCATTGCTAGATCGAATGGTACGATCCACGTCACCAGCAATATTTTCAACCCTGGTTGAAGGTGTGGTTGCAACCTCAGTTTTCTTTTCAGCCGTATCGCAACGATCGATCTGAATGATAATTTTACTGTAAAAATATGAATCAGGTACCGTGTTCATAGCTTCTTCCAAACGGGCATAGTCACCTGCTGGAACAGAAACCACGTAGTAACCTAGGTGATACCTGACTCTACTTTTATCAAAGTCACTGAGTTTCACAAACTGCAGCCATTTAATTCTTATTATAGTTTTAAAACATCAACCAAAATAACCGCTAAGAATATCTTGATTGGCTAGTGTCATTCCCTGCATGTATGGATCACCACCTTTAAAATCTTCAAGAAAAGAAAAAGGATTAATAGCTTGCGACAAAACTTGTCCAACTAATTGTTGCTTCATGTAATCAACTGGACTTTTAGGTTTTTCTCGCTCTGTTAATTGATATTGTGTACCACGGAGAAAAGCTTCTAAAACATCTTTTGTTCTTTGTTCAGTATTCGTCTGGCCAGAAGCGGGAAGCTGAGGAGCTTCTGGCACAGTAGCGTCCCCTACTTTGGTTGATCCAGGGGGCTTAGCAAGATGAAAAGCTGATAACCTATACCGTTTATCTCCTGTTGTAAGCCTTGCAATATTTCCAGCATTCCCATAATTTGCCACGCCCTCAACTGCTGCTGGACCAATAAATCTTAAGTCTGTCCCAGCAGGTAAACCATAGTCTTCTCCAAAATGGTAAGCTTGCTGTCCTGTTACAGGGTGTTTGCGCGTTCCCTTGGGACTAGTAAGAGGAGCATTTTTGCTTAATTCAAATTTACCAGGTGCAAGCGGTTTGTACAGTTTATTCCACTGAGCAGCGCCCGGTAGACGATATTCAATATTTTGTCCAATATCTGTACGCGCTTGAGAAAGAGGAATATCTACATTTCTTGCTAAATCTCTCAGCTCAAAATGAACATGCGCACCAGTGCTCCTTCCGGTGTTTCCTACTGGTCCTATGTAACTTGCGGGTCCGATTGGCATTATTCTTTTCTTTTTATTTTAAAACCAAAAAACCCCTGATTACTCAGGGGCTTGTAATTGGAGATGTTAGTTATACACGTACCAGGTCTGCGGCGAATACAGAATCCCAATCAACTCTTTTGATTTGGCGTAACTGCTCGAGGTTGTTAAATCTTTCACCAGACAGGGACAACTGAAGGTCCTTGATTTCTCGAGCAGTCTTCAAACCAATTCCTTTGATGTGGTCTGCAATCATCTGTGCAGTAGCACCGTTGATATTAAGACGTGTATCAGGGGGGAAATTGCGAGGTTCTTCGTTTGCCGCTTTATCTTTCACCTGCAAAGTCTTAACTTTTTTAGTTGCAGACTCGTCGGGTTCAAGTTCAGTTTTGTAAGCGGTGTAAAGGCGACCGTCCTGATCTTCGACCATGAACCAATCGCCTTCATCCCACTCACTAATAATTCGAACTCGAGCACCGGTTTTTTTATGACGATGCAGGAGCAGTTCTGCGGCAACAGACATAGGACCAAGAAAATACCTGGTCCTAGTTTAACTCAGTTACTCACAATACGGTTGACGAGATAGGACTCGATATCGTTGTAACCAGGAGCTTCATCCGGCTGGATGTAGCAAACTTCAACCACGAAGTAACCAGTACGACCGGCAGCTTTGTCAGCGGCAGAGATATACCAGCCAGGAGCCGTACCAGAGGTGGTAGTAGAAGCGGCGCGAGTAAAGACGCTGTAAGTAGCAGCAGCAGTGTGAGGCTTATAAACGTTACCATCGGTAAGACCAACAGCACCGCTAACCACAGGCACAGGCACAGCAGAAACAGCAGCAGTACCAGCGGCAAAGAAGACTTCGCCTTCTTGACTACCGGAAACGGTGGACGACAGGTTGACCTGGGCCACACCTTCACCAGAAGCTGCGCTGGAAACAAGACCAGTAGCGAACGAGATCACGCGACCAGTGGTGGTATAAACACCGGAAGCAACGCGACCATCACCCCAACCCGAAGCAACCGACATCGCAGTGCGATACACGTAGATGGGATAAGTGGAAGAACCACTGATCACCATACCGGTGATGTCAGTACGGGTGTCGTCTTGACGATAAGGGGAAGGAACAATAACGCTACCAGAAGCAACGGCGCCATCACCAGAGGTGTTGGTAACAGCAACGTAACCGCGCTGCTGGAAGTAACGATAGCCAGGGATAGCAAGAACCGAAGTAGGACCTGCTTCTGAGCCGTCGTTAGTACCGCTGTAATCGGTATCGATATTCTTGTACCAACCGTTAAGAGGCTCTGCCCAGTTGCCGGGGTAGATTTTTTTAGACGAAAGGTAGGACATTTATTTCTCCTTTGTGTATGTTTACGTTATAGATCAGACAGTGCCGTCGTCAGAGACAAAGCTGTAAGCAGTCGTGATGAAGTCTTTGTTCAGCACTTCAAAACCAGCGTACAGTTGCCAAATCAAGATGATGAAGCGGCTGAAGTCATCGTTGTTGTTGATGAGCACCTGAGCGTTCGGACCACCGATACCAACACCAACGGCCTGAGGACCGAAGAAGAAGCCCTGAGCAACGTCTTGGTTGGAGTAAGAAGCGGGAGTAGCAAAGCTAGCCGAGATTTGCTTGTTGGGGAAGTTGGTCGATTCGAAGAACTTCACACCTTCAAACTGAACACCAGTCGGCATCACAGGCTCACCAGCCAGGAAATAACCCTGACCAGCTTGGGGGCCCATGTAGAAGCTGGCGTTGTTAGGCATCATGGGGTTACCCATGTACATGCCTTGACCAGGATTACCGGAGTAACGAGCAATCTCACGGAAGTCGGGGTCACGACGCAGGTGCATCATGAACACGGGATCGCAAATGCAGCGATACAGACCGTCAGCGAAGGTAGGAACGTTGCGCTTACGCAGGTCCTTAACAACATTCAGCAGGTCTGTGCGGACAGAGAACTGCTGCAGGTCAGCAGTGTACTCATTGGCAGTGTAGGTAACTTGACCAGAAGAGTTCTTGGTCTTACCACCAGGGAAGTAGTAACCACCTTGGGTGCTAGAAGCGGCACCATTGGCTTCTGCTTTGGACAGTTCGTCAATGAAGACGCGGTCACGCCAACGACGATAGTCATCCAGCAGGGTGAGGCTACCGATCGACTGGTGGAACATGTTGAGATTACCGGTATCCAGCAGAAGGCGCTGAGCGGTAATCAGGGTTTCGCGAGCAATCTTAAAGGTTGAAGGCTGGGTCGGATCGCCAGGATCAGCAGGACCGGTGTATTCGTTAAGCACCACCAGGACTTTTTCCTTGGTGATGTTACGGCTGTTAGCGGTACCGATCGTTTGATCAGCCACGCGAGCACGGCTGTCCTTGGTCCCAGGGTTACCCCAGAACTTATAGCGATCAAGTTGAACGGTTTGACCGGGTTGGCGAGTAAAGTCGTGGACAACCACGGGCTCTACGGCCATCTCACAGATATAGGCAGGGTGAGGGCGATACAGCTCAGCACCCAGAATCTTAGGGAAGTCGTTCTCCTGGTCTCTAGTTTCTTAGAGGGGTGGACTATCTCTTCATCCCTGTGGGATGCCGGACGCTAAATCTGGTATTACGTAACAAGAGCGTGTTACCCCCAGTAGTCTCTGCGCCTTCCAATCACGCTTGATTGGCTTGGCTCAGGATTACCCTCGTCTTTACGTTAGGGCTTCCCTGAATTCATCCGGTTTGCACTCACCAATTGCTCGATGAGGTGACAACGTTGAGCGTTCAGTTGAGGTATAGTAAGCCTGGAAACCTGTTCATAAACAACATGGAACCAAAACTTGTACCTGGATTTGGTAATCTTTACTTAACTAAAGATGGAGAGGCTTTTGAAAAACGTCTTGATCTTGATAATCAAGAATATTTTAAAAGGGTTCCCATCAGTTCAACCAGTTCTTATGATCGTATTTCAGTTCTTGTTAATGGAAAAAGAAAACGTTTTCATCTTCATGTTTTGATGGCAGTGGCTTTTTTAGGATTAGATCTTCGTTCTCATGGAACAAATAACTTTTCCCTTCAAGTAGACCACATTGACAACAACAAAAGAAACAATAAGATTGAAAATCTTGAAGTTGTTACCAAACAAGAAAATTTAACAAGAGCCTGGAAAACGGGTTGTTACAAGAACAATGGTTTTGCCAGTAAAGGAAAGCCGAAGAATTCTTTGAGAAAGTTTTCTTCAGACGATGTGGCCAGAATTAAAACTTTAAAAGAAGCGGGACTTTCTTATAGAAAGATTGCTGAAAAGTTTAACTGTGGCCATGTAGCTATTTACCAAATCATTAAAGGTAATACCTACCAGGATCTGAACTAGCTATCAAGAAACACGTTTATTTATCCTCCAAAGGTAGGACTTTTTATCAGGTGAAAGATTCGGTCTTTGACCTCATCTAAAAAAAGTATAGCAGTTGATAATTTATCAACCAGCAATTACTTGAGGATTGTAATTAACATTGCTTGAACCGTAAGATTCAGGATTAACCACAACACCTGGTTGATAGCCGGGGACACCAACCATATTGGCAACATTAGAAACGCCGCCACCCAACAATCCTCCAATTCCGGCACCAGCCGGAATCATTGCAAGGTTAATTCCAGTTCCTAAATTAAGTCCTTTGTTTACTCCCGCCATGGCTTCTTGTCTAAGTCCTTTAGCGTTAGGAGTTGAACGAGGAATTCCTTTTACAACTTGTTTTTGAAAATCTCGTCGCATTCCAGGAATTTGCCCTAAAGCGTAACCGG